GTGCTTGCTCACCCTTCTGATAATCTAATTATATCAGAGCAAGAGAAAGGACGCAAGGTGATGGAAGATAAAAATAACCAAACTATAGCAAATAAAAAATGGCAAGAGAAAAATAGAGAGCATGCTAGATATTTGAGAAATAGGTCTACGGCCAGAAATTTTATTAAAAAGCAAGCTACTGTAGAAGATATTCAAGAGCTAGAAACTCTAATAGAAATCAGAAAAAAAGAATTAAAAAATTCGTAAAAAGTATTGACATATTATACTATCGATAGTATAATATAATTAAAGAAAGAGGTAAGGGAAACCTCAAAAAATATAAGTTAAGGGAGACTAAGAAAATGACAAATCTAATCACAAAGGAAGTAAGAAAATTTATCGAAAGCAAGAAAGAAAGCTACAGCAATATGGATGAAAGAAAGTGGGAAGTGCTAGAAGATAAGCTAGTATCAGAGATTGAAGAAGCTTCTAAGGAGTTAGAGGCAGATGACACACTTGAAGACTTGATTGAAAACACACTATACTTCAACTCAGCAATGGATGAAATAATCATGAGAATAGCTGAAAAGTAAAACAAAGGGGGCGAATAAGCCCCCTATTTTAATGTCTACTTTATTAAGTAGCCGTCTTTATTAAATTCATAAGTCTTGCCATCTATGGTCTGCTTACCAGTAAGCATATAACCCTTAGAGTTGAAGTAAAACCAATGGCTATTGTATTTTAGCCAACCTGTAGCCATTTCGCCATCTTTAGGTTGTAGATAAAACCACTGTTTACCTGACTTTAGCCAGCCAGTTCTTTTCCTGTTATTATCATAGTAGTACCACTTGCCATTTTCCTGAATCCATCCCGACTTAGGTATTACCTTTTGGGTAGTCTGCTCAACTTCTTCTACATCACTATCTACTACTTGGCCAGTAAGGCCATAAGCTATCGCCTCGGCTATCTTCTTAAATCCTAACTTCTTGGCTAAGTCTGAATCGTGTTTACTGTCACAGAAGAAACTTTCAAATAGCACTGCTGTAGGTCTAGTACTTCCTATGATATATAGGTCTCCTCTTGATTTAGGGCCTCTATTTTTAAAGCCTAACTTAGACAAGGCACTAGACCCTCTGGTAGCTATCTCCTGTCCTTTTCTATCTCCTGGGTAATGTAGCACCTCTGAACCCTGTCCCTGCCCATTAGAGGCGTTAAGATGTAGTTCACACACTAAATCGTACTTGCCACTATTGGCAATTGGCAATTTATATGAAGCTTCCTGCTTCCAGTTAGTAAATCTACCCTCGGGACAAACTATCACGTCGCACGAATGACCTAGCGACTCTAAGGCCCTTTTCACATAAGATGCCAATTCTTTATTATACCTATACTCGTGCGTATATCCACTTGCACTAGTACAGCCACCACCTTTTAAAATCGAATGACCTACACTTAAGAATATCTTCATTCCTTTTACCTCTCTTTCTTAAAATATAAAAGGTGGCCATAAAGACCACCTTAAAATTAAAATTTATTTATTTTCTTCTAATTTTCCATTAGATATCTTATTTATTAAATGCGTAAATAGGCTAGTATCAGTGCCATTTTTACCCACATTTTCGATTATTGATTTTACTTCCATCATTAAATATCCCAAATACAAGGTATAGACTAGTGCTATTCCAGCATCACCTAAAATTAAAATACTTACGGGTAAGAAAACTATTAGAAGTAGCATACTCGCTATCTTCCTTAATATCCCATTAATTCCAGCTTTTGATTTAAACTGAATCTCAGGGTTTACATAGGCTGCGATTATACCCGTTATAAAATCTATAATCATTGCAACCGCAATAATCATTAATATAAATAAAACTTTACTTTCCTGTGTTTGAACACACGATTTTAAAAATTCAAATACTGTCATTCCCATTTTTATTCTCCTTTTAATTTATAAAATATCCTAATTTACCTAGTACAGATTCTGGGGTATTATCACCCTCACCCTCACATTTTACAAACATTTTAGCTCCACTATATACAAGTGATTTACAATATATCCCCTTAACTAAGCCCATTTTAGCTATATATAAGGTGTTATCTGCTATCTCACTCTTAGGTGTTACGGTATCGCTGACCGTAACATTATCACGACGTATTTCAATGACTTTTCTAACATCTGTGACACTTACTATAAAGTCATCGGGGGCAAACAATACAGGAAGCTGGAAAATATTCATGTTATTTCCTATTTTAGTGGTTAGTAGTCTGATTAGGATGTTATATGATACATCTCTCGGGATATACTGATTTCTAAATGAGTCTTGCCAATTATAATGAGTATTTTCAATTGTCAGCATAGCAGGTAAAACACCCGTTAAATAGGCAATCAAGTTATTAGCTAGGGCCGATAATCTTGATATCGCTGAATCCTCACAATATTTACTGATAGCATTATGTATTTCAAAGCCATGTTCTTCCATTTTTAATCTAGTGGCACTATCTTTTACTACTCTTGGCAAATCAGTTGCCAACCTCATTAATGTTTGGTCATCTGAATCTGTCTTAGCTTTTAAATTTTCCATTGAATTTAAAATAGAATCAACATTTGTTTTTAATTTTTCTAACTCAGTTTTAATCATTTAGTTACCCCCTAAGTTTTTATTGATTGATTTTAAGAAATCATCAACTCCCTCAAGTGAGGTCTTGATTTCATTGACATCTTCTGCACTAGCATAATTTTTAATTTTATTATCTACATACTCTTTACTAACTATATCTAAATCCTTCTCTATTAGTCCTAAAACTTTCATTGTCTACTCTCCTTATCCTACTATAACTACTTTGTATTCATTTGCCTTAGGTGGCTTAGCAAACTTCACCTTGATGTTATTAACGTCTGTAACTTCAACATCTGTAATCACCTGGGCGAAAGGTGCTTTATTCTCCCTCACCATAACTACCACATCCTGGGTATTTAAGTTGTGATTAACTGTAAATTCGGTCGCTGTGCCATTGCCTATCTCTTTTGCTACCTTACCAGTCTTGCCCGCTATACCTTTCTTTAAAACTGTAGTTAAGTTGTCGTTATTCTTTAGTAACTCTTCTATCTCTTTAAATGTGTCATAGTTAGATGACGCCCCATTAAGTATCTGGTTAATCCTCTGATTAGTAAAGGTGTTAGCTTGCTGTAAGGCCGTATCTGCCTTAGCTTGTGCCTGTGCGTCCGTTATCTTAGTTGCAAGGGCATTATCAAGACCAGTAATCTTGCTAGTTGGTATAGTTTTATTACTAGCTATTAGGGCCTGTATGATAGTATCTATCTTTAGTTTATCGTCTAATCCATCAATTTTAGATGTGCTGATTTTAGACGTGCCCTCATTGATTTTAGACACTATGTCCCCTGCTGTAATTGCCCCGGCTATGCCATTTATCCTATCTGCGTTGATATTTTCAGAGCCACCATTAATCACGGCTACTATATTGGCAGCCTTTAGCTTGTCTGCTAGGTCCTTGATTTTGTCGATATTAATTAGGCTATCACCATCATTTATAGTGTCAACTATGCTGACAGCAGTAGGTGAAGCGTCCTTGGCGTCCATAGCCATCCACACGGCCCCTGTATAAACATAGGCCCTCTTATCCTTAGTGTTATAGTAGACCTGACCTGCTACGGCCTGGCTAGGCTCTACAGCCACTGAGTGAAGCACAGCTTCTAGTAGCTGATTTTGGTTTGCCCTTAAGTTTGTAAGTAAATTCATATTTTACCCCTTTCAAAATTTAATTAATTTAAAATAGCACTCCCAGAAAATTCATAACTAAAAGATATAGTTAATTCGTTTTCCGATAAGTGCTTAATATCTCCTATCACTTCGTTTCCCCCACTATCTACAATAGTGACGGATGGTATTTTTTTTAAGTTGTGTTTGATATTCCAGGTCTTACTGGCCTGTATTTGAGTGTGTTTGTAATTTTTATCAAGTACGATATCACCTGTTAGGTCGTCAAATTTCTTAAGAATATCAAGTCTTTTATCTATTTCAAATAAAAGCTTTTCTATATCAATTTCTTTAAGTTTTTTTTTGAGACTTTCGGCCTGTTCGGTTATTATAGACTCTCCTACTTCTATAGTAAATATGCCAGTTTTAAGCAACTTATCACCGTCATAGATTAGTAATTCAGATAGGTACGTCCCGACTTCTAACGGTGGAAAATAGACATCTACATATCTATTTTTTACATCAATTTCAACCTGCTCATTTTCATATAACTTATCATTTATTTTGATATAGTTTTTAAATTTTAAGTTTTCTAAATTCATATTTTTAACCATCAGTCTAAGCCCTCGGGCCGTTTCTCCTGCTCGGGCTTTAAAGACCTTATCTATCATGGCTGATGGATATAAGTTAATTGCTCTTAGGCTCTTTAACATTTGTTACCCCTCTTTCTTTAAGTAATTTCTTAATTTCGGCCAATTCTTCTTCTAACTTATTGACCTTATCTTCTAGGGCCTCACGCTTTTTAATCTCTTCTTGTAAGGCAACATGAAGCATAGATGTATAATTACCCATATTGATTGATAGTAGCCCATCAGAGTCTTTTACTACCAAATAATCTTGGATGAATCTAAATCGTTGAACATCCTGGGCTATCATAGATAAATTACTCCCGCTAAACTTCTTATATTGATATGTTGCCAAATTTATCGTTTTTACAAAATCAAATATATTAGATTTATTTATGTTCTCTGGTCCATCTTCAACGTATTTGATATTATCCTTGACACGTCTATCCGACCTTACGGAGTATATATAATACTGTAGCCACCCCATAGATACCCTAGCATCATATAAGCTTAAAACTCCACTTCCGGCACGTTCTCCACCGTTATATATCCACTCCTCATTAGGGTTAAAATTAAAGAACAAATCACCACCGGAATACATTCCAACACCACCGGAACTTCTCATGGCTATATACGTTCCTGAATTAACTTTTAATCTAATAGCACTCCCATTGGCGTCAATCGACTTACAGTCATTGGATCCAGGAGAATATCCACGCTCTAGAATAATTCTTTCACTTGTACCAGGATATAGGAAGTCGGTTGTAATCTCACCGGACCTTATCTTCTCGGCAGTAATTGCCCCAGCTTCAATCATGTTCGTCTTAATCATAGGTATTATGGCCCTACCATCAGCACCTAGTTGAATGGTTTCGCCAAATTTTCTACCAATCATGAGATTACCGGAATGCGTGAACATCCAATTTACTTCGCCATTTTCCATACCTACCATACCTGATATCTCTTGCCAGTTACCGTGATACTTAGCCCTTATATTTTTCCCGATGTAAATACCGGTCTTATTTTCGTAAGAACCGTTACCCACAAATAACTCAGGCGTAAATACGTATTTTCCCGATATCTCAGTAGCATTACCATTCCACGCTTTTAGTGCCGGTGGTAAGTCTTCCATACTTCCATCCTTTCCCTGCAAATCGAATTGCGATGGATACCACTCTACATCATCCGGAATAGGCTTTTCAGAAAGAATAATCCACCTAATGCGGGTAATTTTCCTACAGTCAAATTGTATCATATGAGAATTAACCGCATGGGTTGTAAATTCTCCCGAATATATCTTAAACTCAGCTACATTCGAATCCTCAACCCTTGTCACTTGAGTATATCCATTTCCATAGTAATACATCGACATATATAGAGAGGTTGCCATAAATTTTACAAAATACTTTGTATTTTTCTTTAACCCTATGTACTGATTAATTTCTACCGCTCCATCGGTGTCGGATGCAAGAACGTTCATTACCTGTTGACCGTCAAAAGGTGTTATTCTAACAAGACTCTTTTCTTTTTGACTTTTGACTTGCCATTCGTTTAATTTGTTAGGCTCGTTACTAGGCTCGTTTGTGGTAAAATCATTATGAAAATCTCCATTTGAGATTAGGTTGAATTTAAAAGATTCTCCATCCTTACCTTTTAAAGCGTCTAATAAGTCTTTTTCAAGTGAATCTTTACTAAGTGTACCATTTCCAAATTGTAGTTTTTCACCATCAAATTTAAGTAAGAAGTCATTGTCATCCTTACCAATTAGAAAAGTCCCACGCTCCAAATCAAGCTTTACATATCCACCCTTTAGCACACCTGTAGTAATTCTATTAGCAACTATTGACCCGTCCATGGTCATAGCCATTTCATATGGACCCTTATATCCAGTATTACTATAAGCAAGGCCGTTTAAATTCCAACGCCACACTTTGGTAGCTGTTTCAATATCTGCTGTATCCATGATTAGTAATTCGTCTTTACGCTTGACCACATGCCCATTTAAGGCGTTATTCAATAGCTTGGTGGCGTTTTCTACTGCCTCTTGCATAGCTTTAGTAGGGTTAGGTATATCCTCTATTTTCTTAAGTATTTCAGTATTTGAGGATACTGCCGACCCACTCATAGCCTGTATAGAGTTATTACCTAGTGTAATGCTATTTGCTTGTGGATTAGTCATATCAATTGTCAACTCACTTACGGGAAATATCTTATCTAGGCCGTTAGGCTTAGAAATTACTCGTACTTGGTCAAGTAATTCTATTTGCTCGATATTAACATCTACCATATGTAAGTCAATTGCTCTTACCTTAATTACCACGTTTTCAAATTGTATGCTTTTTAGGTATTCTTCTCCCTTATGTTTTAAGATAAGGGGCTTATGAACGTCATCCCATGTTACAGTCTTAAATATCCAACCATAAGTATCAATTGCTGATTGACTAGTTATATAGTCAACCCCGTTGTTAATTGATTTTATAGTAAGTCTTTCCTCTAATTTAGGAATAGTACTTTCTTCCAATCTTGCACCTAAGGGAATAACAGCCGTTACTATCTGCGTGGCGTCAATATTCTTAGTAAAGTCAAGTAAGTTAGTACCAAATTCTATCACTTGGGTATTAGTCTTAGGGTAGTCTTTTAAATAGTCTAGATACTTCTTATCTCCCTCTATTCTAACTCTTAAATGACCCCCGTATTTATCGATTAAGTCAGTCTTGATAACTTGTAAGGTTGATTCCCAGTTAGTATATTTATATATACTGTCATTGTCATCATGTACCGTTACTATTCCCACCTCAAATTGTAATCGTGGGTCACTCACCTGTAAATTGTGATTGGTTATTAGAGTTTCTAAATAACTTCTTATTGTCAAATTATGGTATTCATGAGGACGCTGTACACTATCATTTAAATAGGCCAACGCACCCTCACAAGTTATCTTTTTGATATTTTTAAAATCGACGTTTTCGTCGATAGGTCTACAACTGAAAATTGGCCTACCCTCTGAGTAGACCAGTATTTCTGATTTCATTTTTTTAATTTTATCGTAAATATCATCTCCTGGTAGTATTCCAAATTCAAGCGTACCAGCATTATTATCCTGTAACTTTAAGATAGGAGATGTTAACGACATATCATTAGATAAATCAAATATTAAATTATTATCACAAAATATCTTATACATATTTACCCCCTATCTTACAATGACTCATTACTATATAAAAAAGTCAAATTTCCATTACCTTGAATTTTGAAATTATTAACTGTTTTGTTCAATCTAATATGATCATATCTAGTATAACTAGATGTTAGATTATAATTAATATTATCTCCCTCGGCTGTAATAGTTCCATTGCCTGTAAATTTAACTAAGGGCCACACTGTGCCCACACCGTTATAATCTACGCTTATATTATGAGTATCTCCACTGTTTAAATTATACGTAATCTCGTGTGGCGGGACACTTATATAATAAGGGTAGACGTTTTTGCAAAAAAGTTTAAAACTAAATAAATCACCGTTTATTTTACTAGGTTCTCCAACTTTCCAACGTCCCCTTAAAACTTCCCCGGGTCTATCCGGTTCCTCTATATCATTAACTTTACCATGAATAAATCTTACTAATTCATAATAATTTTTCATACGTTGTGTATAGTCACCCTCAATAGGGAGTAATACAAATTCTACTTCCCTATCGCCGTAACGCACACCACCCATTGACTCGGTTAAATCCACGCTACCATTACGACCTGGGACCTCTACAATATAGTCTTTAGGCTCGGGTTGAGATATGGTTTTTTGAGTTAGTAAAAACCCCCAATGCTCCAATAGTCCTATTGATTTTATTTTTAATTGTCGCACTACTTACACCCCCCTCGCTCTAAGATTATATTTATAGCCTAACTGTGCGTCTATCTCGTCTATAGTCTCGCCTATTAAAGCTTGTTTGTCGATATACAAGTCCTTACTACAAGCATTGGCAACCTTTTCGCACCCTAATTCAATAACTTTGATTATATCGGATAAGCTAATAGTACCTATGTTATCAGGTGATTTAAAAGTAGCCGATAAGTTACGCTCTAAATTAATCCCAGTCTTTCCACTACCGACCATATCGTCTACTAGTGATTCTAATGGTCCGACTGCTTCATCTGAATTTTTTTCAATACCAACACCAATACCAGCTGGTATAAATGCACCTACTTCTTTAGCCATTACCCTAGATGGTGAGAATATACCCAAGGCGTCCTTGGCTTTGTCTACAAGGCCGTTTAAAGCGTCCCAAATGCAATCGTATAGATAACCTACTGCATTGCCTATACCTCTAGCAATACCATAGATAATATCTTTACCAATGCTAAACATTTTACTAGGTAGACTCTTAACAGCATTGATAATTGTATTGGCCATTTGTCGCATTTTGTTACCTGCTGTACTTATCATCTCACTACCCCAACGGGCCATATTAGATATAGCACTTTTAATGGCGTTCCAAATATTCCCCGGTAATCTAGCCATTGTATTTACGACATCTGACAAAATACGCTTAGCACTATTAACACCTGCTTCAAGCATTTTGCTACCCCACTCGGCAAATTTTCCAATGGCACTAAATACAGCCGACCAAAATTTTAAAGGTAATTCGATAAAGATAAATATAAGGGCGTCTACTATGCCGTTACCTATCTTTTTTCCTAATTCCAACATCTGACTACCCCATTCCGCTAGATTAGTCCCTAGGTCGGAAAAGAATTTACCTATTTTGGCAGGTATCTCGCTTATCCATTTAAAAACTGCGTCAACTGCATTCCTAAAGCCCTCGCAATTGTTATATAACTTATATAAAGCTACGCCAATAGCAATTATAGCACCTACAATTAGTACAAATGGGTTAGTTAATAAAAGTGAAAAAAGTCCACTAAACGCCCCACCTACGGCACTAAGCCCTGTTACAATCGCCGGACCCAGTGTAACTAGTTGTCCTATTAAAACTAACATTTTACCGACGCCTATTAATAATGGTCCTAAGGCAGTTACAACAGCCAATACACCAATTATTATTTTTTGTGTAGATGGACTTAATTCGCTAAACCATTTTGCTAGTCCTTGTAATTTTTCTGCTAGGTCTTTTAAAAGTGGTCCTAGTGACTCTAGCAAAGTTTGACCTAATTCAATACCTGTATTCTTTAAAGCATTAAGGGCCTTTTTTGCTCTTGCACTAGGGGTGTCTAACTGCTCCAGGGCCTTAGCCGTATTACCTGTAGACCCTTTCATTTTAGCTAGTTCGTTGTTAAATTCTTCAACACCCTTACCAATTAGAGTTAAAGCACCTGTACCAGCTTCTGTTGACCCCCACAAATTAGCGAACTCAGTAGTATTACCACCAACTGAGTCCATCAGAATTTTAAGAACATCACCTAGCGACATACCACTAGCCATTAGCTCGGCGAAACTTTTACCAGTCTTTTCTTGTAGAACATTAGCCACCTCAGACCCGTTTTTACCCAGTTCATTTAGCATTGATTTTAAGTATGTACCTGACTCTTTCGTCCTAATACCATTCTTAGTCAGGTTAGCATAGGCGGCCGCCAGGTTGTCGATATTAACCCCGTAAGCACTGGCAATAGGTATTACCTTACCCATACTAGAGGCCAACTCGTTAACTGTAGTCTTACCATCATTCTGAGTCTGAATTAACTTATCTGCGATACTTCCTGCCTCTTTTGCTGATAGACCATATGAATTTATAATTGTTGTTAATACGTCTACTGCGTCTGATGTTTCAAGAAAACCGGCTTTAGCTAAATTAGTAGCCGTACCAACGAATCCTACTGCGTTAGCTGTATCAACTGACGCTGATATCGCTTGATAAGTAGCCTCTGTAATCTCGGTAGCACTACGCCCCGTATCAGTGGATAATTGTAATATATCTTTACTTAATTTGTTAAGTGATACTTTGGATGTATCGGCAATAGTACCTACCTTAGCCATACCGTCGGCAAAGTCTGAGGCTAATTTTGCTGACCCGGTTAGAACTGCTCCTGTAACTGCTGATAGCTTCGATACATTTCTACCGACATCCTCAATTTTACCCCCTGCTGATTTTAGATTTTCTCCAAACGCTTTTACCTGCTGGCTACCAACTGAGCCGAATTTTTTTTGCTCCTCAGTCAAACCTTTTAGCTTCTGTTCAGTATTGATAATTTCACGCTGTAAGTCTCTATATTGTGCTTCTGTAACTTTAACTTCTCCACCATCTATTTGTTTCATAGCAGATTTTAAAGTACTTAATTTCTCTTTAGTGTTAGCAATTGACTTATTTAGTAAGTCTTGCTTTTGCTTTAGAAGTGTAACATTTCCAGGATCTAACTTTAAAAGTGAGTTAACTCCTTTTAATTCTGACTGTAGCGATTTAGTTTTACTATTAACATCACCTAACGCCTTACTTAATTTAGTAGTATCCCCACCTATTTGAATAGTGATACCCTTTAACTGTCCAGCCATTATTACCCCCCTTTTCTCATATCTTTAAAGTGTGAATGTAAGGCGTCTACATCCGGCTTAGTTTCCTCTAATCTATAAGCATTATCCAAATACTCTCGTCCTTTTTCACTTTGATTTAAAGAGTATATAAAGGCGTCACGCCTATATATCAAATAATCAATTATATCTAATTCTTGGACTTCTAACATATTTAACCGTGTATACTCACTTACCAGGTGGTCGTCCCATGTAGTGACTTCGTATTTGTGTCCCGTGCTTTCTTCTAATGGATAGTACGGGATAGCTAGTTTTTTAATTCTTGAACACTGCTAGTAAATTCTATGTAGGCTTGTAGAAATATTACTATATCTTCCATATCAAATATATTTTCTAGCTTTTCGCAACTAATAGTAATATTCTCACGATTACGGCTAATTACTTTACTACATAAGTTGTAAATCTGCCCGACATCTTCGATATTGAAATTATCTTCGGTAATATCATTTAACCCCTTAGATAGTTCCACTAATTCAGTCAATAACTTCTTACTAGGGGTATGTAGATGTAATTTAGTCTGCTTATCATCATTTAAGATTATTTCTAAACTTGCCTTTTTTATATTGTTAAAATCTAACGCCATTTTATTCACTCCTTTAAATTTAGTCTTAAAAAAACGGGGTACTTATGCACCCCGTCTAGTTTATTATGCTGATTTTTCTGTTTCTTCTATGAATGTAATCAATGTACCCTGATTATCTCCAGGTAACGCCTTAAACTCTGCGTCTATAACTGTTTCCTTGTCCTTAAGGAAAGCTATATCAAAGCCGTTTTGATTAGTACCAACTATCATAATCCATACGTCACCGTCGGCCTTATCTGAGTGGTGGAAGCAAAGTACATACTTCTTACCATTGGCATTTCCTGCACCACCTATTTTAACTGTTCTAAGCTTCTTACTCTTATCCTCTGTAACTCTTGCAGTAGAACACAACTTTTCAAGTGTAGCACCGTTCCACGTCAATACTCCTGACTTTAGCGTTACTTCTTCTTCTGTCAGTATGCTCTTACTAACATATCCTAGGTCGTCTTTTGCCTCATAAAATGACGGCTTATACTCAAGTGTAGCCCCACCCTGAATATATCCTAACCTATTCTTATCCATGCAAATAGCACTTATTTCAGGTAAAGTTCCCGTAAATTCCATACAATACAATTTACCTGAACCTAGTCTTATTTTTTCTACGTTTTCTGCCATTATTATTCTCCTCTCTTTTCAAAATAATCAAACTCGTAAATAGTTTGATATATATTTTCGCTATCTATATAATAGCGACTTTCTTTTCTCCACCCATCTACCATCATTGGATAGTATTCATTTAGTGCATTTTCAAGCCTATTTACAATCTCATCATCTGGCATATATTCGTATAACTCAATTGTTATACTCCTACGTTTTAGCAGTGGTAAATCATCACTACCACCACTGACATAGTTATCATGATATACAGTATAAGTTGTATTAGGTGGCTTGATAAATCTAGTTTGTTTGTAGGTTTTGTTTTTAATAAACCCACTTAATTCAAGTATTTTATTTACCATTTTCTATCGCCTCGGTTAATGATTTTATATAATTCTTTTCAACTTCGTTATATGCGTTTTCGGCAAACTTAAAAGCTTTAGACCTCTTACCATTTCTTAACATGTGCCCGTGTTCTAACAAGTGAGTTAATCTATAATCCGAACCCTTGACGTACCAAATTTCACTATATGACAACCCTGCAAATCTCTCTTTTTCTATATGTTTTTTTGACGTGATGTTGTCTTTATAGTGCTTTTGTCTCTTACCAACTGGGGCAGTATCCTTGGTTAACTTAACAAGTTGTTTCATGGCTTTTTTAGTTTCAGTCTTTACAGCTTTATTGACTATATTCTTGTTGTAGTCGTTCAAGACTTTATCTATAGTTTCAACCAATTCATTAGGATTGATTTTATAATCTACCATTATTGACTAACTCCTAAAAGTCTAACGTTCTTATGTTCATATCTATAGTCATCATAGTCATGGATATCATATATATTGCCGTTGAAAAGAATACGATATAGTTGTGTATTTAACTCTATATCTTCTATCTTCTTGAAATATCTTACATCAAATGTTAATTTGTTTTTAGACTGGATGGCTCCAGCACTCAAATATTCCTCACCTTGCCTAGTCTTATTGACGTTAGCATGTAAGGTATATATTGACTTCCACTTCTCAGTATCCTCGTCTATCTTCTGCACGATAATAGGCTTGTCGTATATTTTCTTAGCCATTTTTATTTCTCCTTAACTCCAATCTTAATTGTAGGCTCATATCGTCAACTAGACGCCTCGTATTACCTGTTAAGGTATTACTCTCAGAGTATCTATTCTCATATAAGTCATTAACTATTATTAGTGTTAACTCCTTAGCCCTAGGGTCATCAGTGGGGTAATTCTCACCAATTGACCCTTTTAAAATATAATCGGCAGTCTTAATTATACGCTGTATATTATCTTCTATCATGCTGTCCATATAATCTATACCTAGATAGGTACAAACTTCATCAATTGTTACTACCACTCTATCACCTCTAATCATATAAAGCTTATAAAGGCCCATTTAAGGGCCTACAAGCTTTATTTTATACCTACGCCTCAGTAGATGTTATGAAGCCTCTTACAAATGAATCTGCGTCCTTAAGTGTAACATCTTCTCTTTCTATCGCCCTATAAATCGTCAAATCTTCTTCAAATGCGTTTAGTGTGCCTATACTTGCTACCCCTGAAATAGTGATAGTTGTTAACGCCCTATCCCAATACTTAACAGCCTCTTTTAAATCACCGATTATAAAAGGAATCTTCTTAGTATCGGTTGGCATATCTGCGTTAGGTACTACGAATACTGGTATAATGTTAGGTCCTACCTGTAGTCCCATGTTCATAGTCTCACCTGGCATTGGTGCAAGTAGATATCTACCAGTAGTATCCTTAAGCGTATCTAGGTACTGTAGTCCATCATCATTAGTTACTATCTTAGATGTTGACTTAAAGGCCTGTCCTAGTGTTACGTTTAGGGCCTTTTTGATACCATCTAAATTCTTCAAGTCTGTAGCCTGCTTAGTCTTTATCTTTTCCAAGATTAGCTTGTTGGCAGTTACTCTCGACTCATCACCTAACCACTCCATAATTGTATTGGCTATGTTCTGGTCGCTATCTGCCAGTAACTCGTTTGTAACAGGCAAGTAACCCGCATATTTTGCTATTTCATAAGATATTCTTTCAAACTGTGGCGTTGAATTAGCTGTAATCTTACCGCCCTCACCAACCTTAGTGAATCCGGTCTGATGTGACCTCTTCTTATAAGTTCTCTGACCCTTATTTGTAGTTACCTTTTCTACATCTACTAGGTCAAGTAGTGACGCCTTAGCTGTCTTGTATTCGTTTATTTTAGTCTGAATATCTTCTGGAACGACGTACCCACCGTCTGCCTGCACGCCCTCAGACATTTTACCAGCTTTTACAACGAATCCGTTTCTAGCGTCCTCAGCAAACTTCTGTATTGCTGTCTTTTCATTTTCCTTGTTATTAAGGTCCTTAACCTGGTTATCTGTAGGCGTATTCTCTTCCTTACTAAGCTTGTAAAGTCTTTCTTCGGTGTCGTACTCTTTTTGTAATGCTTCTACTTCGTCTAGTAAAGCGGCCGCCTTGTCTAAGTCCTTGTTTTCTTCTTCCATGAAAAACTTAGCCTGGATAGTCTTTTCATTAATTGCGTTTAGTAGTTCTCTCATTTTCTTATTCATTGTTATTTACCCCCTTAAAATTTTGCATTTAAAAAAGATACTGCGTTGTCTAATCTTTCCTTGACCTCAGTATCTCTCGTGATTTCTTTTTCATTTTTTGATGTATTTTCGTTCGGTGTTTCTTCCAATGGCTCTGGCACTGGCTTAGTAAATCCAATGCTTTTAGTTGTGCCTGCTCTTGGTTGTGCCGGTACTGCTACAAATGACAATTCGTACGCCTCGGAAGCTCCGTCAAGTAACATCTTACATCTTTTCTTAGTTGACTTGCCGTTAGCGTCAACCTGGTCATATTCTCTACCTGGCCAGTGTCTACAGTATTCTTTCATATTGTCGCAACCACAAATATTACACACGATTCGTTTTGCTACCGTTGAGGTTGATACTTCTTTTTTAATACCGCCCTTAATTTCGGTGATTAAGTCCTTGTTTGACTCGGTAACCATGATGTAAATCTTAGCTATTAAGTCGGTGTGTAGCTCTCCTAACTCTGTAGTCTTGTTAGCATTTTGGACTAACTCGGTATCATACACCCTTGCTATCTGATTGTCAGACTTCCTGGCGTGGTCTTTTAACATAGTCTTACCAGGATATAGCTTTTTTAAATCCTGTAAGGCCTTAAGATTAAACGGCATGTCGTTTCTGTCGTCTTGCTCATTGTCTGCAATAACTGCCTTAAAAGTAAATACTTCTTCTGCTGTAACATTAGTTAAAGTATACTTATTAATCTTTTTTAGGTCCTCGTCAGTGATTTCCAATGGCGAAATACTCGACACCTTGGTAATGACTCCTGGGATAGCCTCAGGATCATTAAAATTTAACTTTTCATCAGACATAATTAATTGTCCCCCTTTCCTTGATTTTCTGCGTCCTTATTAGGGGTAATATCCCCATTACTCGTATCCGTCTTGATATATTGTATTCCAGCTAAATCAACTGGTATACTTGCACCATTACCTAGCAACTTATCTCCACCTGGTTTAGTTTCCAAATCAAGCATAGCCCTTGCCTCATTAGGCGTGTAAATAAACCCTGCTACTCCCTTAGATAGCGTATCTATTTGAGTAGATAGGTCTGCTCTTAATATTACATTGACGTTAAATTTCACGTGTATACCATTTAATATCTCGGCACGACTAAGTAATTTATATGTAATTTCTTCCTCGTATTGTTTGACGATATAAAGTAGTGTATCCACGTAAAAACTTAACTGCTGAATCTCTGTACTGGCGTATGACGACTTGGTATAGTCTCCTATCTGATACGGCTTAATACCAAATGCACTTGCTATCTGTAAGGCAGTGTATTGCTTAACCTCAATAAATTGGTTATCAGCCAACTTAACATTGAGAGGTGTTAACTGTGCTCCTAGTGGAATGGGTATAATATTCTCTATCCCCTCGTTAGCAAGTCCACCTTTACTATATGACTCTATACCAGCTACGAACGTTTTTACATTTTCATCATTTAGATTTCCTGTATATTGTAATACAGCCTTGGCAGTAAAGCCTGAATCGTACATCTTTTCAACAAGCTTTTGAGACTTAACCCCACCTTTCAAAGTAGTACTCAATTGTTCTTGTATAGGTACTCCAATTAAGCCATCAAATGTATTACTTGTCTTAAAGTGTAATATTTCTTCTGATCCGAATTTATAGACCTTACCACCTGCGTAATATAAGTAATATATATCCGGTTGGTCTGCTAAAATAAGAGCGTCGTCATACCATACTTTTACGTCTGTACTAGGTAATATCCATAACTTTTGTTCATTACCTACACCCTGTATCCATACATAGGCGTTACCATAGTGATTACGGTTATATTCTACAGTTGACCAAAATATCGACGCTGTCATATAAGGGTTAGGTCTATCATGTAACAAGGTGTATAAGTGATGGTCTCTAAGTGTTGAAACGCCTTTATTTTCGTTATGCTGTAGTATTTTGAGTGGTAGTTTACCTATCGACTCGGACAATACTTTCAAGCATGAAAAGTAAGTAGCTTCACTTAGATTATTGCTTCCTGCATTTGCGTCAATTCCTAGGAATTTATAAAGCTGATTTAATTCAATATTTCGTGAATTAGATTTATTTTTGATACCTAGTTTTGATAATGTTTTAGAAAATATATTCAAGTATAATACTCCTTTCTAAAATTTTATATCGTGTGATTAATTGTCTGTTTTCCACCCCATAGCTTTTAAATACCTATCCATTTCTGAATCTATATTTACTATGACTGATTTCTTATTCTTAAGCCTGCAAGCATGGGCGTCTATAGTGGCGTCAACTGGGTCTATTCTTGCACATCTTGCACCTGGTTTTTTATCAACCTTAATTTCATCAAATGAATTTCTTACAATTGTGGCATTTAAAAAAGACCAGCTTAAAAGCTCGTCGCGTTTGTTGTATTCAACATCTCCACTTTTCACCAACAACTGTATATCAACAGTAGCGTCGTTAAGACTCTTACAAGACTGAACTATTAGCACAACAGGACAACCGAACTCCTCTAACTCCGATAAAATACCGTCGGCGTTGTGAGGGTCAATACCTATACCCAAAAATGTAAGGTCGTATTCTTCCTTAATCTCTTTTAAGTGCTTGATAATGAATTTGTAATCGTTCTTGTAGTCATTGACTCCACCTGTTACAGTGATTAACTCCATCTGCTCCCATAAGTCATAAGGTGCTAAATCTGTGGCGATATGCTCTTCTAATCGACCTCTAGGCATGAATGAATGAGAATATATATAATATTTCTCTTTTTGCTCCTGGGCTTCATTTACGTATGGCTCGTAAAATTCTAGTGCGTATGTTGTAAGGTCCCCACCACTTGAAAGGTCAAGGCCCACAAAACATGATTTACCCCTAAAATCTTCTAGCGTTCTATCGCTTCCACAATTAGCCCACTTGTCAGCCTGTATAAATTGGATATCTGCATTTTGCACCCACATATTAAGACATTTTGTAATAAAGTCTCTTAGGTCACTACCCCCCATATCTTTGGCAGTCTGCGCGTCGATTTTCAATGTTTCAAATCGTTCTGAGTCAGCACTAATAAACGGGTTGGCTTTCTTCCAATTTTCAGGGTCCCAAATATCATCATCAGGATCTAAGCAATAAATATCGATAAAAAAATCTTCTGCCGTGGCTGTGCCTTTCAGGATATTTATACAGTAATCGTCCATTTCCTTACAGAACGAATTAAGGTTATCTCCTCTAGTTGTAATCATGGATACTAAAGTCTCAGGTAAGGACCTTGTACCATTGTATAAAGCCTTATATATCTTGTTATCCCTATGTTGGTGAATCTCGTCTATTGAACTATAGATACTTCTAAATCCATCTTCTAACCCAGCCTCACGACTAAGGGCCTCAATGGTGCAATTCGTATTAACTGCTAACACTGTAGACTTATAATCTTTAACGTCGAAATAGTCGTCTAGGTCGTCGTCAATGGTTATGAATTTACTCATTTCTTCCCATGCTAGACGGGCCTGTCTTTTCTTCGTGGCAACAGTAAATAACTTACCATAATGATAACCACCAAACCCAGCTATATACGTCCCAATAATGCCATTCTCAAAGGTCTTGCCGTTCTGCCTTGCCATTGATTTATAACGACGTCGGAATCGGCGTTTATTATTACTGGTCTTATACCACCCAAAGGTACACCCTAAGTCAAATGCTTGCGAATCTAATAAAGTTAAGGCCTTAGGCTCGTCACCCTCAGCAATAGTCAGGGTCTCAGCAAAGTCAATTATCTCATTGGCTTTATCTGGGTCATAATAATACGGGAACTTTTCAGTATTTTGACGGTCTAAATCTTTTAAGTGCCTTTTACAAGCTAGTCGGTGTAACTCCCCACTTGTAATATTACCAGCCACCACCTCACGGGCGTACTTAGTAACTCTGTCATTGACTACTGCACTACTCATTAACCAGCTGTCACCTTTTCAAATTTTTTAAATTTGTTTTTCTTAGGTGCTTCTTTGTTAATTTCAGGAATAACCAATTTACAACGACTTGAAATAGTAAGCCCTAAATCACTGGCACAAGTACGACACTGTTTGAAGAATTTATCTTGTAAATTAGACCATTTAGATAAGGTATCTACGTCTTTTTGAACTTCTTTTTTTCGCAATTGCTTAACTGCGTTTAAATATAAATCGTTAGATATTATATATCTCGCCAGTGCGTCGACATCTGTTTCACCCATAATTTTCAACTTGATTAATTTACTCGCTATCTCGTTAAATTGTTTCTTCTGCTTAGCCGTCAAATAACTCGGGGCCCTTATATCGTCAGTAATAGGCTTGACCTCACTATCACGACGGAAATTAATTTCGTCTTTTGTTAAATGCTTCTTGCCATTAGCTATTACCAATTCTATTGGCTGTTTGTTACGTCCCATATTTTCACCCCCTAACTCTTGATTGTGTCAAAAATAATACTCAAAATAAAATAAAGGGACTTTTTTCTACGTTGTCCCCCCCTGTACCGTTATCCCCATGTATTTCCTATAGAATTTATACCACCCTTACCCTCTAAAATCGATTTAAAGGTATCTGTAAGATGTTTTAATCTCTTTCTTGATACTTTAATATACCTAAACATCTAAAACGCCTTAAAATGGCTTTTACGGGCTTTAAATCTACCATGCCTATCATTGTGACAAGACTTGCATAGTAATTCAAGGTTGTCATAGTCTAGTCGTCTGTTCCAACCGTCATCAGTCTGTATTGCTTTAACGTGATGTACTTCACTTGCAACTTGACCACAGCTTTCGCACCTAAAACCTTTAGCTTGTGCATATGCTTGAGATAACGTGCGCCAGTCTCTAGAATTATAAAACTTAGTATACTTAGGGTCTCTGGTCTTATTGTATTTCTTGTTGCTTCGCTTGATTGACTCCTGCCGTCTTTTCTCTCGTTCCTCTTCTACTACCACCCTACACCCCTGGCAATAGGTCCCCCCGTATTGAATCAGGACCCCACACCTAGGGCAAGACTTTAGTAACATACTACCACCTCACACGATATCACCCCTCATATTTAACTAACAGCAAAAAGACCTAAGCATGTGCCTAGGTCTAATTGTATTAGTCTGTCTGGTTAGGTGATGTATTATGGATAACCAACTTCAATTATCCACGATACCAGTATAAGCTATAAAATTAAAATAGTTAATGTTATCTTACTGTTATTTTAATGTTTTGTTACTGTCATAATTTAACAACTCATTAATCGCACTTGAATATAATTTATATGTGTGTCTAACACCATACCCCATAATATCGGCTATATCTTCCATATCCATACAGTCTATGAAATATGCTTCTAGTATCTCGCAATATCTGGGGTCATCTACATTATCTATCTCGTTTATTATTTCACACTTTATACACTCACCTTTTTTATTTAGCTTTTCAATTCTTTTTTCCAAGTCCAGCTTATCAGCAAGTAAATCTTCCGTGGTTATAAAATTTCCTTTGGGCATATCTGAGTAAGTAGGACTTTTTGGATTTTTTAATCTAGAGTCTAAAACATATAATTTATTTTTTAGTCGCAAAACACAAGCAATATTTTTTCTATATCTTTTCAAAAATATTTTTTTGCG